CTTTCATTATGCCAAGCCACTTGTTGCGTAGCAGTGCAACTTCGTTGATGATAGTTTCAAAGTCAATAACTTCGTCTTCACCATCCACATACTTTTCTGCATCACGGCTTGTTAGCGCACGAGCATATCCTTCCAAATACTTTTGAAAATGCTTGCGGCGTATCTTGCGCAGTTGTATGTTCAAGTAGTTTAGCACTGCTTCTATCTCTTGTAGTTGATTAAAGCGATGCTCTGTGATGCCAGGCAATGCACTTATGTTGCGTTCTACAATACCTTTGACACCACACTCAAGTTTTGCTTCCTCAAGTTCACTTTCATAGTAACTTATAAACTTGGGAATCTCAGCAAGATTGTTTACTACTCTATTGTACCATTGACTCAATAGTCGTCCTCGTCTTCTGGTTCGAAATCAGGCTCACCAACAATGTCTGCTACACTGTTTTTCATATATTTGTCTAGACCAGCAAGCCTAAACAGTTCATCTTCTTCCAAGTATTCTTGTGCATCATCCACAAGATGATCTACTGCTTGTTGCAGATCCTTTGCTGGGATATACTGTTTTAGCACACTGTATACTGCTTTAAAGACGTCTTCATTCATGCACTTGTTCCTCAATGTCATCGTCCACAGGCTCTGGGACATCGTCTATACTTAGCAAATCGACGCCTTCTAAGTCTCGCATAATGACTTCAAGTTTTTCGCCAATCCAACCTTTACGGAACTCTAGCATTTCTTCACCGTTAGCCATAGTGTACTTGAGACGATTGCCCTGTTTGACCAGTAGACCTTTCTTCTCAAACATATCAACAAGTCCGCTGTAAGGATCCATACCTGTTTCATATGGGATCTTGACTTGTACACCTTCAAACGGTTTTGCGTAACGTGTTTTCATAACTTTACATCCTGCACGAATACCCATTACGTCACTTACTTTGTTGCCATCAGCGTCTTCTTTTAGTTTTAGTTTCTTCATAGCAACAACAATGCTACTAGCATAGATAAAGCCTTGACCACCACTGATCTTGTCATCCGGATCAAACATATCTTGCGAAGCGTATGTATGGTTAGTACACACAAGTCCTACGTTGTAACTACCAATCATGTTAACTGTGTTACGAACAAGTGCGGTCAGCGCCTTAGGCTTGCGTCCCATGTCGCCTTTCATATCGCCCTTGTCAAACTGATCAACGTCAGTTGGTGTTAGTAACATACCTAAACTGTCCACTACAAACAGTACCTTAGGACGTTCTTCTTCAGCCATTGCTTTGTAGTCTTTCATGAATGTTGAGATTGTTTTAGCAACGTCATCAATCATGCTCATGCTTAGTTTTAGCAGTTTATCTTCGCTTGTGTCTACACCAAGTGCCGCTAACCATGCTTCGTCTAGTGCGTTTTCACTGTCAACAAGCACAACAAAGATGCCTTGCTCTTGTGCGTGTTTTACAATGTTGCCCGATACAAAATAACTTTTACCTGCGCCACTTTCTCCAGCAAACACTGTAACTTTGCCCATTGGAATGCCTTTGCGGAAATCTCCGCTAATCAAATAGTTTAGGGCGTAACTACCTGTGCTAACCCAATCTGTTGGATCATTAAAACCGATGCTGAGACCATCGATACTTTTTGTTATGTCCTTACGGAACTTACTTACGTCAAACGGCTTTGCCATAGATTATCCTTCCTAAATAGAATAGGCGGGTAATCGAAACTACCCGCCTGTACTTATGCTTAAGACTGGCGGTTACGAATCATCGCCAGAATGTCTTCTGCTCTCTTACTTTCACCAGCAGGTGCTTCTGCAGGAGCCGCTACTGTTTCAGTTTGCGGTGCCGGAGCAGGAGTTTCTGCTACTGGTGCTGGAGCAGGTGTCGGAGCAGTGGGTGTAGTTGCTGGAGCCGCAGACGTATCTGTTGAGGAGCCGGCTGGAGCATCTACCCCGTATGGACGATAGTATTGTCCAAAACGTTCAACGTCATAGGGTTGACCATCCACACTTGCTTCGAACATCTCTTTGATGCACTGTAGTTCTACTTCAGTAGGTTTTTTAGGAAGGTAATCACTAAGAGTGTTTAGACCATGCGTGTCGATAGCCGCCATCTGTGCTTCTGTAAGTGCAGTCTCCTTGCGAGCCCACTTACTAGTGCTATAGTCAGCGTACTGACCCTTAGTTGTTTTTGTAACACGGAAGTCCAATCCCTGTACATAATCAGTTGGGAGTTCTTGGATATCCGGATCCATAAGCGCGTCTTTAATCAAGTTAAAGATGCTTGGTGAGATAACAAACCTGCGGATAGGATTATCCGGAGTGCTATCTTCTGTGAGTGGGTTTTCATTCACAAAGCCTTGGAAAATGTAACTACGCTTTTTCCAATACTTGCGTCCCATCTCTTCCAATGAACTATCTTTGAACCAGCCTCTAACCTCAGTCAGGATTGGACAAGTTTCACCCCACATCTCAACACATGGGACCTGTACCACTACAGGCTTGCTGTTCATGTCGCCCTTAACACCGTTAAAGGGTAAACGAATCATTAGCCTTTCAGCCCAAAAGAATGTGTTGTTAGGATCGCCATCCGGAAGGAAACGGATTGCCGCTGTACTGCCTTCTGGGATATTCCAATGTGGGAAGATTGCGTTGTCGCCGCCGCCTGAACGCTCAGAACGTGTTTCCTGAGACTTTAGTTTTGCTCTAATTTCTGCCAAAGATGCCATAATATTTTCTCCTATATGTGCCTATTGTCATGTTTTGTATGTGCCAAGTTGCAAATACTGTAACAGTATATGCTATTTTATTTATCAAGTCAACATTTTTTTTATGATTTTTTTGAACAAAAAAAAGCAGTGCCTAGCACTGCCTTTTCCTTATGCTGTTGTTATTATGAGCCTTCGATGTCCTGTAGTTTTCTTAGTTCTCGTGCCACTATACTTCTTGGTGTGATTTGGTATCCCTCTTCGCCCTCGTGTATTCCATGATTACTTCTGAACTTTGACCCTACGCCTGCCATTGCCTTCAACTTCGCAATGCTTTCCGCTGCTTCATCTACTTCTTGTGTTTCTTCTACTGTTTCTTCAATCTCTTCGCCAACATATATATAGCGATATGTGCCTGCTCCCATGTATTCGCCACGTTCGTAGCCAGCCATTCTCATTGCTTTATCAGTATCAATGCCGTTTTCTTTAGCCCATTGGCTAACGTAGTAACTACGTTGACTATCAGGGATCCTAGCAAACTTTGCTACAATCTCTGGATCAGAGTCTTCATTCTGCACAGCAATATCACTATCGCCGTCACCATCAATGTCAACCATCATCCAGTTACTGCCACTTGGATCCATGCAATCATGTGGACAGTTTGTTGTAGGTTGTCCTAGCATGTCACCGCAGTCTCTGCATTTCAATGACATCATACCTTCATCTACTTGAACATCTTCAAAACGTGAAGCACCAAAGCGTCTTGGAATAACCATTGTGTCATTGCCATCTGCTTTGATCTTGTCTAGTGCCATTTTTATTGCTTTAGTAAACTTTTTTTCTTTCCAATCAGTGTTATCCATCATCCAACCAATAATAATAGGACGAGCATCTGCTTCTGGATCTTTGTCGCCTGCATCACCTAAATCATCAAACAGTGTATCATCGCCTAGTAGTCCACCCAGTGCAGACATAGCATCTTCACCTTCATTGCCTAGTGGAATAGGTTTGTTCATCATGTCAGCAATCTTCATTGCTTCTGCTTCGTTCTGCGGTAGTGCCCATGTACCTTCTGCAATCATATTCATGCTTGCTTCGTATGCCTCAAATGTAACACTTTCACTAGGCTTGTCTTTGCCATACAAGTCTTTCTTAGCCTTAGGTGCTTTGACTTCATACTGTCCTTTGATAAACTTTTTAGCAAGGTTGTATCCTGCCGCCATGTGTTGCTTGTTTTCAACATCAAAGTCCGACAGTACATTAGCAAGGTTATCATCTGTAACGTTCTTTACAAGGAACCTTACAATATTGGTTACCAACGCTAGGTTCTTGCGCTGTGCTTCCATGTCACTGTTTTTGATAAACTGCATGTAGCGTTTTACTTCTGCCATGCTTTCTGGGTTATCAAAGATCTCAATAGGTTCATCGTTCATCGCAACAGCCATTGCTTCTGCTTCATTTGCTTCACGCATGCGTTGACGTTCGCCTACTGCTCTACGCACTGCTGGTAGCGCACTTGTTAGTCGCTCGTCATACACTGTGCGTGTTAGTTTTTCTTTAAGATCGTCTAGATCGCCTTCTTCTTCTACAACTTCCGGATTCCAGTTTTCAAAGTAACTTTGATACCCATTTGCACTTGCCAGGTTTTTAAGGGTATCTTTCAATCCATAGTAACGATCTGTTGCTGCTTCAATGATTTCGTTTTGTTCTTCTGTAACATAATCTTCACGCTTGATTGCACGAACAAAAGTTTTTAGATCATTCATTTCATGCATTATGTTTACAATGTGTTGTCCACGATCATCGCGGGTATGACCTTCATTGCTAACGTGACGTGCCATTGCTCTCGCACCTGGCAGGTAGTTGTTAGCAAACTTAAAGCGTTCACCGTCTGCGTTTTCAATATAGATAGCACTGATGTTGCGACTTCGCGCACCCATCTTTGTTTCATCTACTGTCTTATTATGTTGAATAATAAGTTTTGCTGTCCCTTGTTCAAGGAAACTCTTTTGGCTGGTTCCGTATAGTTTGTTTTCCATCACTTCGTCCTGGCTACGTTGTGTTAAAAACTGATAATCTTTCTTATCAAGTCGTTCTTTTGTTACATTATGCGATTCATAGTTTAACATGTTTCTAGCACTGAATCTGCTTAGTTCTTTTAGAAAACCGTACCAAGCATTTGCTGTGTTAGTGTCTACATCCTCAACCATACTGTTTGGAAAGTAAACTTGTAGTATACCTTCTTCATTGAGGCTGATTGTGACAGCACCTACTGGCATGCCGTTGTGCTTGTATGTAAACTCAAAAAAACGTGCTTGTTGTGGATCTGTAGTAACTGAGCCGTTTGTATCGCCTAAGCGAATAGTTTCAACTCTGCTACGAATCTTATCAAATAGTTCTTGTGATATGTTTTCTATTGCTCGCATGTATGTATTTATGCCTAGACCATAATGAAGGGCATTGGCTCTACACTGTAATCATCGCTATCTGCCATGTGACTGTCTAGTTCTGGGTTGTAACTTTTGATGGTCTGTGCCATACGCATCACTAGCAGTGTTGCCATTACTAGATCATCTGTGTCACCTATTTTAGCACTGTAACTATTGCCACTTGCAATGAAACTTTTAAGTTCACTGATAAGTGGTTTACTATAGATCTTAACTTTGTCTGTTTCTATAAGTGTCTTAAACTTGGCACACACTGTAAGTTTACTGCGATGTGTAGTGTTAAAGCCTCGTCTAAAAGTTCTTGTGTTGCCGTGTGCTTTAGGCTCTGTAAGAAAGAAGCCAGGTATGTTTTCTTCGCCTACTTCTGCTATACTCATCAATGCCGCTTCACCAATAGTGTTGTTCTCTACACTGTAGTACACACTGTTGTTGTCACCACATTCTTCTACTAGGTACTTGTTTATCTCCATTAGAATACGGATTTGCTGTGGTATAGGTGTCTTGTTATGACTCCATTCGCCTACCTGTTTCATACTGGGTACTTCAAATATTTCAATAGCGGCTGGATCTCCGCCTGTGCCTAAACTAGGATCCAACCCAACTAGATAACTACGACCTTGTTCAGGCTTTTTATACCAACGAACTTTGCCGTGTCTGAACACAGGATCTACACCTATTAGATTTGTAAGCACCATGCTATCAATCAGCGTTTCATCAAAGATCAAAAACTCACAATCATGTTCGCGACGGAAACGTTCATCACCGATACGACCCAGTTCTTCTTCTTTCCATTTGTCATCTCTGTCTGGATGTTCCCACCAGTAACTGCGAAAACTTTTAAATCCGTTTATGCCTATATCTGTTTCTTCACCATCATTATCAAATGTCTTGTTAGCATCACGCCAAATCTGTGCAAACTGATCTTCATCACTGTTAGGTGTGCTTGTAATAATAGCCTTACCGCCTGTTGCCAGTGTAGGTGAGATACTGGTCCAAAACTCACGGGCAATACTAGGACGCACAAATGCAAACTCATCACAGTATAACAGTGTAATACTCATGCCTCGTCCAGTGTTGTCTGTGGTTGCTTGTGCTACAATACGACTACCATTGTCAAAGTCT